AGCATTTCCGTATAATCCAAGTAGACAAAATCTACAACGCACGTACTCTTATGGATGAGGCGAAAGCGATATATAAGCACTGGGAATACGACGGATTACTTATTGACCCCTATAACTCACTAGCTAAAGATGCAGCGTTAATTCGCTCAGTAGGTTCTCACGAGTACGACTATCAGATAGCTAGCGAAATGAGACTCTTCTGTAAAGAGTTTAATGTATCTATATGGTTGAACACTCACGCAGTAACAGAAGCACTACGTAAAGTGTACGACAAAGAACACGAGTACGCTGGACTTCCTAAACCGCCAACAATGGCTGACGTTGAAGGTGGTGGCAAGTGGGGTAACCGTGCCGACGACGTAATAACTATACATCGTCTGACGCAGCACCCTACCAGATGGAATGTCTCAGAAATTCACGTTCGTAAAGTCAAAGAAACAGAGACTGGTGGAAAGCCAACCCCAATAGATGCTCCTATAGCTCTTAAAATGGAAGTAGGGAATACTAAGTTTACCGTAGCTGGTAAAGACGTTATAGAGTTCCCTCAGTTCCAATACCCCAAGATTGAACCCCCTAAAGATTTACAATTTTAATTATGATTTTAGCTATTTATTTACTTGCACTAGGCTGGGCAGCCGTAATGTGGAGAACTAACAAAGATGCACTAGTAAGATTTTCTTTCGAGAAAGCTTTATTATTCGGTTTTAGCTCATCTAAGCAAGTGTACGAGTTAGAGAATGAGGTCGACGAGCACTTCCAAGTTGCTATCGGTTTTTTAATCATCACCGTTAGCTGGACGTATGAACTCCAAGACTAATCAAGCTCTACAAATGCTGACAGCTCACCACGCTGAATTTATTAAAGCAGCTAGAGCTATCGCTGGAAATAATGCAGAAGTTCAAAACTATGCAGAGGACTTCGTACAAGACGCTTATATCAAGTTAAGCAGATACGACGACTTATACGAGAAGATTGTTAAGGATGATGGTAAAGTATCAAAAGGCTATATGTTTTTCGCTTTACGTTCTATTATAATCAACGCTATAAAGAAAAAGTCAAACTTGAAGTATTCGCACGTAGGAGACGAGTACGACTTCGAAGAGAAGTTTTTGCTAGAGGATAAAGGGATAGACCCAAACTTCCTAGCACTTAACGAACTAGAGGACAAAATGTTCGAGGTTCTTAAAAAAGGAGTTAGTTGGTTTGACTACGAGCTCTTTAGAATCTACGTTACGAGTGGTAAGTCTTTCCAGACTATCGCTAGTGAAAGTGGACTAGGAGTTCAGACTATCTACCTTTCAATTAAGAAATGTAAGCTCTGTATAGCAGACGCACTCTACGAAGATTATGTTAAATTTAATAAAGGACAATATGGAAATTAACGACAAAGTATTTCAGCTACACTCAGAGGGTTTAACCGCTGGGAAAATTGCTCAGAGTCTAAAGATTAAAAAAGCAGAGGTTCTAGATATTCTAGGAGACGCAGCTGACAAAGGACTAGGAGACAAGATTGAGAAGTTCACAGAAGCTACTGGTATCAAAGCTGTAGTAGAAGCTCTAGTCGACGACTGTGGCTGTGCTGCTCGTAAGGAGAAGCTTAATGAGCTGTTCCCTACAAGAACCTTAGCAGATTTATCTATCGAGGATAACGAGTACCTTACTAAGTTCTTCTCGGTTAAGACAACCTCTGTAGACTCTAAGACTCAGAAAGAGTTAGTAGGAATCTATAACAGAGTATTCAATGCTAAGAGAACAGTATCTAACTGCTCACCGTGTGTAGCTAATCTAATCGCAGAATTAAAGCTAGTCTATGGCAAAGCAAATTCGTAACACCAAAGACTTAAAGTCGATGAGCCTTACACAGCTCAGAAGACTAGCAGACGTTTACGCTACTAAACTACAGTGGCTACACTCCACTGGGAAAAACACAGAAGACCCAGAAAGATATATGCAAGTGGCTGGAGAACTCTACCATATTGCGGATATCATCGAGGAGAAGGAGAAGTTAAAGACTCAGAAGAGAAAAGACTTTAACAAATAATTAACAGAGTGGGGCTTGCGAGTTACAAAAATAATTCGTAAGCTTGCACTCAAATTTAAAAACCTTATTATGTCAGATAAAAAGACTGCGGACGAAATTCGTCCTAGAATTAGAGGAGCTCAGAAAGTTAACTTTGAGTTCTTTAACAGCAAGGAAAGCCGTGTACTGGTTATTGGAGACCTACACTGCCCTTTTGACCTAGACAAATACTTCGACCACGTAGTAGACGTCTATGAGCGTTATAACTGTAACAGAGTTGTATTTATCGGAGACGTTATTGACAACCACTACAGTAGCTATCACGAAACAGACGCTAACGGAATGGGTGGAGCTGAGGAGCTAGAGTTAGCTATTCAGAGACTATCTAAGTACTACCAGCGTTTCCCTTATGCAGACGTACTTATCGGTAACCACGACCGTATCATTATGCGTAAGGCTCAGACAAGTGCTGTACCTAGCAAGTGGATTAAGAGCTACCAAGAAGTACTAGAAGTACCAACTTGGAACTTTGTAAACGAGCTAGAAATTGACGGAGTTCTTTATACTCACGGAGAAGGTGGAACTGCCAAGACTAAATGTAGAGCAGACTTACAGTCAACCGTACAAGGACACCTACACACTCAAGCTTACTGCGAGTACTTCGTAGGACGCAATACTAGAATTTTTGGTATGCAAGTAGGCTGTGGAATCGACCACGAAAGCTACGCTATGGCTTACGCTAAGGCTGGAAAGAAACCAGCTATCGGTTGCGGAGTTGTAATCGGTGGACGTACTGGAATTGTAGAACTAGCAGTACTGTAGTTATGGAGTTTTTATTAGCTATAGTAGTTATTGGTATTATAGGGATTACCCTAATAGAAGATTTAAATAAGAAGTAATGAGTAATAGAATTATAACAGACACACGTAAAAATAGAATCGAGTACGGATGGATAAAAGACAGCACCTTAGATTTACACGTAGACTACGAGGATTTAAGCCAGCAAGTGAATGGAGAATCTTCGGATATCGCAGACAAAGCAGCTTTAAGAAAGGGTCAGCCTTTGGCAACTGGAGTACTAGCGTACTTCCCAGATGCTCTAAAGAAGGTCGCAGAGTGCAGCGTGGCTGGACAGAAGCAACACAATGTAGGAGAAGCTTTGTACTGGGACAAAAGCAAGAGCTCAGACAACGCAGACGCTTTGGTGAGACATTTAGCAGACCACTACGTTAACCCTATCGACGACGACGGAACTTTACACCTAGCTAAAGTAGCGTGGAGGGCTCTAGCTACGCTCCAGATTTATTTAGATGGAGAACAAAGAGACGAATCAATAGAAGAATTATTTACTAACGCAAAAGCAAAAAACTAATGGGAATTTTATTAACAGTATCAGTATTTTGGAATTTATTACTAATCTATGACCTTTGGCAAAAGAAGACAGCTCTAGCAGCTTGTGAGAAATGCTGCAAAGAGAACTGCACAGTAAACAAAGGTAGAGGAGGTTCAACTCCAGACGTAATTGAGTACAACCCTAAGAACTATCATAGTAAGAAATGAAAGACTACTTAAACTTTGCTTGGAAACTAGCAGTATTATTTTTCCTAGCACTTATGATACACCAGTGTACAGCAAACACTTTCGTAGCTGTAGCCTACAGATAAGACAGAGCCCCCAAGTGGGGCTTTTCTTTTATCAAATGTTAAAGAAATGTTAAAATCTAAAAAAAGACTTGCATACAAGAAATAAAGTTTCGTATATTTGTACCAAACAAAATTCAAATACAATGCAAGGACTTATTAAAATTTACAAAGCAATCGACGCACAAACAGATTTATTAACCGAAGAGCTTATCGAGACTCCGCTAGATATCGAGAACGTACCTTATTTCGAAATGGAGCAGATAGAGTTAGATGAATATCTTTATAACCTAGAAGTACGATGAAGTTCACAGAAGCAGAGCTAAGGGAAATGTTAAACACCTTAACAGTTCAGAGCGTAAGACTACAAGACGCAATTAACAGTAACCCATTAAGAGAAGAAGAATTTACAAGGAGGCTAAACCTTATTCAAAGTAGCATAGATAAATTAGAAGTTAAACTATTAAACCTTTAAGAATGAAAAAAGTATTATTACTAATTGCAATCGCAACTACACTAACCTCTTGTTACAAGGGTCGCTATGAAGACGCTCTAGAGGAGAACAGAATCCTAACAGAGAACTATCTAGCACTATCAGCAGAGGTTGATATGTTAAGAGTAGAAGTACTACGCCTAGAAGCAGACAACGATGAGCTTAGAGCAATCATCGCAGACCTAGAGTCACGAGTTAATGACCCAGAGACTAAGGCTTACGTAGAGGAGCTTAAAATGGAAATAGAGCGTCAAGCTACTGTCATCTTAGAATTAGA